TTATATCTGAAATTCTTAATAATTCTAGAAATTGTAGAATTATGTCACCAGCCGAAAGTATAAATAATATTACAGTGGGAGCATTACACGCTGATAATTCAACATTAAATCCTAATGAACAGAGATTAAATCCATATGCTTCTGCACTCCCAAGTACATATACTGCTTTTGGTGGAGGATATAGAAGATCTATTAAACCTGATTTGGTTTATACTGGTGGTCGTCAAATGTTCGACTATCATATTAACAATAACTCTATATTAAGCCCTTCAACTTATAAAATGCCCCCTGGATTAAAGGTGGCAGCTCCCGACAACACATTGAATAAAACAATTCATGAAATTGGCACAAGTAATTCAACCGCTCTAATGAGCCGTAATGGTTACTTTTGCTATGAGATATTGCAAGGTCTTATCGAAGATAACAATATAAATATTGGAACTGATAAAATTGCGATTTTAATAAAAGCCATGTTAGCACATGGTTGTAGTTGGGGTGTTATAGGTGATAATATTGAAAAAAGATTAGACAGTTTGGATGCTCGTACTATTCAAAGCATCAAAAGTAGATGGATTGGATATGGGTTCCCAAACATTAATAAAGTAAAGGAATGTACGGAACAGCGAGCAACAGTCATCGGTTTTGGAGAACTAAAAGAGGAAGAAGCTCACGTTTATAGTTTACCATTACCACCATCGTTATCTTCGCAAACTATTAAAAGACGATTGACAATCACTTTAGCATGGTTTTCGCCAATTTCATCGAATACCCAAAGATATAGAACATCACGACTATGGTTTGAAGCAAACAATCAAGTGGTTACCAATAGAACAGATGCAGATTGGCAGGCAGTGAAAAGGGGAACATTACAGCATGAAATCTTTGAGGATTCCGCTGCTGCTGCTTTTATCGATGGGAATACTATTAGCATAAAAGTTAATTGCAGCAAGGATGCTAATAGTTTCTCCGAAAGTGTACCTTATGCGATTCTTGTATCTTTAGAGGTTGCTGAAGGTGTAGATTTACCAATTTATCAAGAGATAAAAGAACGTATTTCGATACCTGTAACCATTGGTCAGCGTGTATAAGGGAACACAGATATATCCTTAATACAACAACTGACGACCAAGCTGGCTTCTTGTACCCTCTCCAACTACATTTTGCTACTATCTTCATGAAATTATTAGCGTCCAAGTTCCCATTCATCATCTAATAGCATCCAGTGGTTCAGGCGTTCCCGCATTTTGTCAAGATAATAGGTGCGACTATCGTTTTTACGCCGTTTCATATCTACGTAAACACTGTACAGTCCATAATTTCTATACCAAATTGAGTGCTGATAAAACTGGCCAATTCGGTGATCGGTGTTTCCCCGTTATTGATGCTCCGCATTTCAACAAGTCCATAGATGAGTTCCACCAATTCGACGGCACTGCTCGTCCATCGGTAGTTGGAAAGAAAAGAGGGGAGACGTTGTTTGTGGATAGGTGGGATTCACAGGTGGTTACCTACCTGTGGAAGATTTTCAGCAAATGAGGAGAAATAATAAATATAAAGCCGAAGTGTCATACTGTTAGAGCCAGTAATGACCTTTCGGCTTTATATTCCTTCAAAACCGGAGTATCAATTCATCGTTGTTGCTGTTCCCAAATGAACAATTATTTGAGAATGTTTTTTAAAAGAAACAGAAACTTGTTTTGCTACCCATTGTCGAAAAAGAGTGCAGATAGGACTGTCCATCCGGTAACATAAAGCAAGGATCACTTCCAGATTGAAATATTCAACAATGCACTTTTGACCGTTCTCCAAGGTTTGAGGGCATTCTTTTTTCACCTCATTCTCCAAAAGTCCACCGGATTTAAAGAGCGATTTCAGGTTAGCGGCCACAGAAGAATGATAAACATTGAACAAAGAAGCAATCTCGTTCTTTGTCATCCAGACAGTTCCATCTTCAGACAATTCAATGGAAACTTGAATACTTTTTGAATTGGCATTCCTGATTGTTATTGTCCCGCGTTTCATATCTCCTGTTTATTTAATGCAACTTTTTCTATCTCTTCCAGTTTACTAGAAAGCAACTGCATATCCCTGCTAATCTTCTCATTGGTTATGCGGGCATATATTTGGGTGGTCCGGATGTTCGTATGCCCTAACATTTTAGATACGGTTTCGATGGGTACACCTTTGGACAGAGTGGTTGTTGTGGCAAATGTGTGGCGTGCAAGATGAATAAGACCCTGAAAAACGAGCAAAAACAAAACGACGCAGATAAAACGCAATCTGTTTAGGATGAGCCTATTTGTTTAGTTTATTTGGTTTTGTCATCCCATGAAAAAGACGGGAAAAGACAAAATTTCACAGTATTTCAGTTACTAAATCGTTAGCCGGGTTGTTACCGGAATGCGGATAGGTAACGAGGTACAAATAAGCGAAATCCAAACCATTCCTTTTTCGTTGATTCACAGTATTTTGCATAACAAAGAGCGCTTATGTAATGGGTAATTTTACCAATTAAAATATAAGCGTATGAAAGTGGAAAAATTCAAGGTTTTGCTTTACCTTAAAAAGAGTGATTTGGATAAATCGGGCAAGGCTCCGATTATGGGACGCATTACTGTAAACCGATCCATGTCACAGTTCAGTTGCAAGTCGTCTTGTACCCCAACGTTGTGGAATCCCCGCGCTAGCCGATTGAACGGCAAAAGCGGAGAAGCGGTCGAAACCAATGCGAAGTTAGACAAACTGTTGCTTGCCGTCAGTGAGGCTTACGATACACTGATTGGTCGAAAACAACCGTTCGATGCCGAAGCGGTAAAAAATCTGTTCCAGGGCGGAATGGCGACACAAACAACCCTGCTTAAACTCTTTGACCGGCATGTCGAAAGTATGAGGAAGCGTATCGGCGTTGACCGTTCCCCGAGAAGCCTTCCCAACCATATCTACACCCGGCGAGCCGTTGCCGAATTTATTAAAAAGAAGTTCAACGCCTCCGACCTTGCTTTCGGGCAGTTGAGCGAGCAGTTTATCCGTGACTTTCAAGATTTTATCCTGCAAGACAAAGGACTTGCCGTCGATACGTTACGCCATTATCTCGCAATCCTGAAAAAAGTTTGTAAGATGGCCTACAAGGAAGGCCATTCGGACAAACATTATTTTGCTTACTACAAGCTGCCGAAACAGAAAGAAAGCACTCCTAAAGCCCTTAGCCGGGAAGACTTCGAGAAGATTCGGGATTTGAGTATTCCCGAACGCCGCCGCTCGCATGTCATTACGCGCGATATGTTCCTTTTTTCCTGCTATACCGGCACTGCTTATATCGACACAATATCCGTCGCCAAAGACAATCTGGTCAAGGACGACAACGGCGCATTATGGCTCAAATACAAGCGCGGTAAAAACGGACAGCTTGCCCGTATCAAGCTGCTGCCCGAAGCCATTGCCCTGATTGAAAAATACCGGGATGATACCAGAGATACATTATTCCCGATGATACATAACGGCACGATTAAACGAAATATGCAGGGCATACGGATTCTTGCGGGTATCAAGGGCAACCTGAGCTATCATATGAGCCGGCACTCGTTTGCCAGCCTGATTACGCTCGAACAGGGCGTTCCCATTGAAACCGTCTCCAAAATGCTCGGTCATTCGGATATAAAAACAACACAAATATACGCCCGTGTTACCCCGAAAAAACTCTTTGAGGATATGGACAAATACATCGCGACAACCAAAGATTTACGGTTAGTCCTGTAAGAATGTCAAATAAATAACATCAAAAAATATTATCATCATGCGAAGTACATTTTCATTATTATTCTACATCAACCGTAACAAGGTGAAGGCAGACGGTACGACAGCCGTCATGTGCCGCATCAGCATCGACGGAAAGAATCCGGCAATCAGTACGGGTATCTATTGCCGTCCCGAAGACTGGAACAGTAAAAAGGGAGAAATCAAAACAGTCAGGGAAAACAACCTTCTGAAGGAGTTCCGGAAACGGATTGAGCAAACTTATGAACATATCCTCAAAGAGCAAGGCGTTATCAGCGCCGAATTGCTCAAAAATACCCTTGCCGGGGTAAATGCCGTAGCGACCGGCTTGTTGCAGGGAGGCGAAGCGGAGCGGGAGCGGTTAAGGCTCCGTTCGCTGGAAATAAACTCGACATCCACCTACCGGCAGTCCAAGACCACCCAAAGCAACCTGCGTGATTTTGTCCTTTCACGGGGAATGGAAGATATTCCGTTTTCAGCTATTACGGAGGAGTTCGGGGAATCGTTCAAAATTTTTCTGAAAAAGGATTTGGGTTACGCCACTACCCATGTGAACCACTGCCTCTGCTGGCTGAACAGGCTTATCTATATTGCCGTCGATCAGGAAGTATTGAGAAGCAGCCCGCTCGAAGAAGTGGAATATGAGAAAAAGAATCCGCCCAAGTTGCGTCATATTACCCGTAACGAATTACAAAAAATCATGAAAACCCCAATGCCTTATGAGCGGCAGGAGTTGGCCCGCAGAGCGTTTATATTTTCAGCCTTTACGGGACTTTCCTTTGTAGATGCGTATAAACTCTATCCGCGCCATATCGGGCGGACAACCGACGGAAGGCAATATATCCGAACCAAAAGGGCTAAAACGGAAGTAGAGGCATTTATTCCGCTGCATCCGGTAGCGGAGCAGATACTATCACTATACAATACGACTGACGATACCGCTCCCGTATTCCCGTTGCCCAGCCGCGATCAGATTTGGTTTGAAATTCATGAAATAGGTTTTGCTTTGGGAATCAAGGAGAACCTAAGCTATCATATGAGCCGGCATTCGTTCGGAACGCTTTTGCTCTCGGCAGGTATCCCCATTGAGAGCATCAGCAAAATGATGGGGCATACCAATATCAGCAGCACACAGATTTATTCAAAAGTAACCGACGATAAAATTTCCGAAGACATGGATAAACTGATGATACGCAGAAAGGAGGTACAGCAATGAAAAGAGCAATAATAACCGTAGAAAACGGTCTTGTATCCGTACCGCAATCAGGTGAAGTGAGAATGTCAGCATTTGAAATCGCCGCATTATTTGAGGTCTATGTCCAAACAGTCAATGCCGGCATCAAAACTATTTTGAAATCGGGCATTGTCAAAGCGGATATTCCCTGTCCTGTAACCGTTACCAGGAATACCCTCATGCCCGATATTTACGGGCTGGATATGATAACCGCCCTTGCTTTCAGGGTTCACTCCCCGAAAGCGGAAATATTCAGGGATTGGGTAATCCGGAGAATAACGGCCAACCCGTTACCGGCAAAGCTCATCATTCAATTATCGAATAGGACTTTATACAACTAAAGCAAACCAGCCGTAAGATTTCCTTTGACGGATTTTCTTACGGCCGGTTTTATTATTGGCAAGCGGGAACGAAAATTACCTGAATGCCGGACGGAGGCTTTTATCGAGGATAGCCTGAATATCGCTTTCCCGGAAAAGTATCTTACCCCCTACTTGCAGATAGGCTATCTTTCCGCTGTAACGCCATTCCTGCAATGTACGGCGGCTGACCTTCAAGCGTTCCGAAACCTCAATATCTGTTAGGTATCGTTCGCCATAGAACAAAGGCTTGGAGTTTTCTGCTATTTTTTCAACTCCTTCCAGTAGTTCATCGAGCGAAGCGAAGAAACCGGCGATCTCCGGGCTATCCTGGGTGATGAGGTCATCCCCGGTATCAAAATACCCAAAAATTCTATTTCCCATTTCGTACCTCCTTTCTGGTAACGGATGCGTCCA